GGAAAACACACAGGAAAACACGACTGAAAATGACGGGAATGGCGATAGTAAGAATGATGGAGATAACAAGTCCGAATCAAAAGATAAAGACGATAAAAAAGAGACAAAACAAAAGATTGCTACTAAGATTGTTACAGCAATTATTCAGAAAATGGATAACAGTGCTGCATCTCAGGCAACACAACTTGCGCTAATGAATGCTATTGGTGCAAATTATAAAGATACAGTAAGTCTAACAGATAATTCTACATGGTATCAATCAGACGTTATATACAACGAACCACAGTTGATTGATCCCGCTGCTTCATTATTCGAAGGTGCCCAAAGTGAAATGATGAATGACTTAATCAGTTCACAATACGGGAGATAGAAATGTCGGAAATAGAAATTGGTGGTGCTACTATTCGTGGTGGCAAACTATTGCTACTAATACCTTTACTCGGTACGCTTGGTGGTGGTCTGTGGGGTGGGTTTGAGTTTTATAAAGATTATATGGATATGAAAGAAGCGATTCAGGAATATACAGCACCTGACCTGTCTGGGTTTGATAAACGCATTGATCTTATGACAAAGGAAATGGAATCCGTAAAGACAGAAGTTAATACAATTAAGAACTCTGTTGTTGAAGCATCGGATTATACTCGTGACATTAAGAATGACCTCAAGAGCGATATCCGTCAAATGGACAAAGTTGTTAATCAAGTTGAACGAGAGACAAAACAAGCGCAACGAGAAATGGATAAAGAGATTCGAGAGTTCCGCAAAGAAGTTGATAGTAAGATTAACAAAGCACTAACAAATCCTTTATCAGCAATCGCAAAATAAAGGTTGACATATTTACATTTCTATTATATAATGAGTTATACAGTGAGAAGGAAAGTGAATGAAAACGCTCTTATTTGTTGTTCCGATTGTGTTCGGAGTTGCTGCTTTTGGTACGAATCATATTTTAGCAAAGGCAGAGAATAAAGAGGCTGTTCCGATTGTCGAAGAAGTGCAACCCGAGCCGGAACCTGTTGTTGTAGTAGAAGAAAAACCAGATCCAGAGTTGATTTGTCTTGCCATGAATATCTATCATGAAGCAAGAAATCAATCTATTGCTGGTCAAATGGCAGTTGCTCTTGTCACAATCAATCGTGTGAATGACCATCGATATCCAAACACAATATGCGAAGTTGTAATGGAAGGTCCAACACGAGTCTCTTGGGCAGATAAAACAAAAGAATATCCAATTAAACACCGCTGCCAGTTCAGTTGGTATTGTGATGGTTTATCTGATACTGTAAAAGACTTTGATACGTTTATGGAAATTACTAAACTTGCAGATATCATTATGACACAGTTTGTAGTAGATATTACAGATGGTGCAACTCACTATCATGCAGACTATGTTAAGCCAGCATGGGCAGCAACGAAAACACGTACAACAAAAATTGACAATCACATATTCTATAGATGGGAAAAATAATGCTCGATACAAAATCGTTTTCAATTAAAATTGAAGAAATATCAAACGAACTTAAAATATCATATATGGATGCAATCCTGTGGTATTGTGAAGAAAATGAAATTGAGGTTGAAACGGCGGCAAAACTGATCAACTCTAAAATTAAAGACACCATTGCTTACGAAGCAAGCAAACTCAATATGATGAAGGAAAAGATTAACAGTCTGCCAGTATGATTATGTATGATGTGAATGAAGACCTGAGAGATGAGTATAGAAATAAATCATATGAAGTATATTCTTATTATGATAGCAAATATATTATTCAAGAAATGTTTGATAAAATAGTGGAATTTTAAAATGGATAACTTGATTAAAATATATGATGATGCTGTTCCATCAGATTTTTGTGATTCTCTTGTTGAAAAATTTGAGAGGAGCTCAGATCAGTGGGATGTGCAATCAAACACAAATTATGATTTTACCCAGATAGACATGGGTAAGCATATGAAAAGTTGGCAAGGAGAATTTGGAGAATTATTAAATTACCTTTTTGCTTGCGTTGGAAAATACAAGGAAGATATTAAACCTTCCTGGCCAGACAAACATGGGTTTGAATCTCCTAGAATAAAACGTTATATGCCAAATAATACTGATGAGTTTAGAAACCATGTGGATGTTAACACAAATAAAAATTGTGTTCGGTTTCTGGTGTTCTTTTCATATCTGGTGGACAATGAAGCTGGTCAAACAGTGATAAATCCAATTGGTGGTGATCAGGTAATATCTCCATGCAAAAAAGGGAGTGTATTGTGTTTCCCACCTATGTGGACGCACCCACATGCTGGTCTAAAACCTGTGCGTGACCCAAAATATATTGTAGGGAGTTATTTACATTATGCATGAACGTAAGGTGAAAGTGAGCGGTGTCGAACTTCCAATTGAAGAGCTGCACATGTCATTTATAGTCAACAAACTTAGATATGATTATGTATGATGTAAATGAAGGATTCGATGCGTATAAGACTTACCTTGCTCTGAAGCAACACTTCACGAGTAGCTACGATTATTTCAAATACAATGGTAAGGTCAAAGCTAAAATTGAATCGTTTTTAAAAAGAAAAGATAAGTTCTTCTTTCGAAAGCTCCAAAAGAAGTATAGCAAAGATGAACTGGTTGAGTTCTTTGTCAGTAACTTTATTATTAATGGAGACAACTGGATTGGAAGTCTAGTGTCTCAAGAAAGCGAAGATAACTATGCGACTTGGAGAAAGACTAAAGAATCCATTACCTATAATTATAGTAATGAGTTATCTTGGATGCGTGATTATTGTACTGAAAATGATATATCATGCAATCAACTTGTATTGGTAGAAGATGGCAATCATCCGATCTTGTTGAGATTCCTTCTTCAAAATAAAATTAAAATTGAGACAATAATCATTCTTGATAGTATTCTTGGATTCACTCGATATTGGGATGCTAAACTTGATGATATTATTTGGGATGAGAAAAAGAAGTTAATTCAAAATTATAAATCATTCGTACAATATGATTTTGAGAAGTGTAAAAAGTTAACGAAGGAAATATTATTATGAAAGGAAGAAAAACTATTGACATTAATCAAGAAGTATAGTATAAATAAGTTATCGTAATGAGTTATTGTGGACAAACCGAAATATAAAACATACATCGAATATAAGGAATATAAAAATATGACTACATCTTTTGCTGACCTCAAGCGGTCTTCTAAATCTGCTTATGATAAAATCGTAGCAGAAACAAATAAACTTCAATCTGGTAATCAAAGTGGTGGAGCTGATACTCGGTTCTGGCAACCAGAAGTCGATAAAGCTGGTAACGGTTATGCCGTAATTCGCTTTCTTCCTTCACCAAAGGGTGAAGACCTTCCATGGGTTCGTCTATTCTCACATGGTTTTCAAGGTCCAGGTGGCTGGTACATTGAGAACTCCCTCACTACTCTTAACGAGAAAGATCCAGTGGGTGAGTATAACTCAATGCTTTGGAATCGTGGTGACGAAGCTGGTAAGGAACAGGCTCGTAAACAGAAACGTAAATTAAACTATATCGCTAACATTTATGTTGTCAAAGATCCTGCTCATCCTGAGAACGACGGTACTGTTCGTCTCTATAAGTTTGGCAAGAAAATCTTTGATAAGATTAACGATATGATGTCACCTGAGTTCGAAGATGAAGATCCAATCAATCCTTTTGATCTTTGGGAAGGTGCTAACTTCAAAATGAAGATTCGTAACGTTGAAGGTTATCGCAACTACGATAAGTCCGAGTTCGATAGTGTATCTGCTCTCTCTGAAGATGATGATGAACTCGAAAAGATTTGGTCTTCACAATACTCTCTCCAGGAGTTTGTGGATCCAAAGAACTTCAAGACATTTGCTGAGTTACAAACTCGACTCAACCGTGTTCTTGGAACAACAGCAGTATCTTCTACTGCTTCTGAGGTTGACGAGGATGATATTATGGAAGCACCAAGTGTGTCTCGTCAAGCTCCTGCACCCAAGGCAAAAGAAGAAGAAGTGTCTTGGAGTGATGAGTCCTCTGATGACAGCCTAGACTTTTTCAAACAGTTGGCTGAGGAAGACTAACAAAAGTGCAATACTTTTGGAGGGGAGGCTCGCTGAGTCTCCCCTTTTTTATTGTGGTACAATAGAATTCCACATACCACCAAACTCAGACATTCTTGCTGATTGTGCTGTTCCTATTGAGACAGATTTATCAAAATTATTTGTAACAGATTTTGGGGCTGACATAGATAAATTATTAGTTGGAGCAACGACTATTATCGGGGTTTGTCCATTTTGTGTTTTTGATGCTTCTGCCATCCGTGCAGCATCTGGTGTAATAGTAGGAGATTTCATAAGTTGAGGTGGCACGGGTTTTGTTGGTACTTTTACATTGCCAAGAGTGCCAGTCGGTGTGGGAAGAGTGCCAGTCGTACTTGCGTTCTTACGACCTACCCAAATCTTGCTGGCGGTCAATGAGTGGATGCCCTTTAATGGACCATCTGTAAACACGCCTTTTCCATTTATCGGGTGCGACATGGCGGCTTCAAATTCTTCTTGACTCGAAAGTTCCAATACCCTCTTTCTTGCGTCTTGTTTTTGTTGATTGACATTTATGGCACGTTCTGATTCAGCTAAGGCTTGGGCTGTTTCTTTAGAAACTTCACCAGTGGCTGCGTATTCTTCTTTTGCTCTAGCGGCTGCTTCATCATTTGCCTTCGTCGCATTTTCTAATCTTGTTTTTTCCAGGTTGCCCATGGCTTCAGCGCCAACACCCTCTGATGTTAATAACATATTAATAAGATATGCTAGTGCTGCTCCACTAAGTAATGTCAGCACCGCCGGATTGAAAATATATGGCAAAGCATTCATTAATAAAGTTTTTATTAATGTTTTTGTTAAACCTGCACCAGCCGTCAATGCTCCTCCTGCAGCATCTAAAATCATTTTAATTCCAGATATAGCCAGTATCCCTTTAATTACATCTTTTAATTTACCAAAATTTGGCAATATTGCGCCGATTACAGAACCAAATTTCATTAGAGAAGATAAA